CGGGGGGAGAGTGCTCAAAATATAAGAGTCACTCTCCATGAAGAGGTTTAACCTCCTCAGTACCCTCTCTGGAAGAGGGGTATTCCGAGTTAAAAGATTGATAACATCGGAAAAGGCGGTCTCTGTAAAGTCCACCTCATCTCTCAAATAATTTGAGTAGATTTCAAAGGCACTAGGGTACCTTAGAAAGTCGACGCTTTCCCAGCGCCACTGCAGGTTGAGGGGATCTACCCGCTCAACCAGGTCCTTCTGAACCCAATATTCAGATGGACTGACGAACCTGAAACCAGGATTCGCCCAATGCCGAATGAACGGCATTAGCCCTACGGAGGGATCCTCCGTACGGCCAAGCTTGAAATCAAGCTTTTTCTCAAACTTAGGTTCGAGAATAACAAGTTTCCCATTGAAAACTTGTTCATAGTGGAAGCCTCGACAGAGGCGAAGCCACGTATGTTCAGGGGTCTCAAGACCCTTGACTTTCAGAGAACGCATGAGCGTTTTCTGAGTGCTGTCTCGAGGACGAATGACAGCGTCACCGAGGTACTTTGAAAGTTCCTCGTACACAGGCATCATAAAATGATGCTTGTGAGCAACCTCAGTAGTCCGCTCAGAACGGACAAACCTGAAGTTGAAGGAATGAGTCATTAAAGAACTCATCCTGTATAGAGCCTCACGAGGGTCTCTACACTTATCCTGAACAACCTTATTCAGGAACACTGGGTCCGGTGTAAAGGACCCATCCCCCCCCATCTCTAGGGGGGTAAACGGACACAAAGTGTCAGTATCCTGCGGAACAATTATATGTTGCAGCAGGGAAGCGATCTCAAATATTGGGACCGCAGGTCTATTCACAGAATAGCACCATTTAGTCTCCTTACCTAGAAGACTAAACCTACCAATGTTAGTCATTGAGTAGGAGTCCGTTTCGGACTTCTGGCTGAGTAACAGCCGGATTCTTGCGTAATCTAAATACCCAAGTTCCGTTCCCCGACGCATGGAAACATGCGTGGCGAATGACGGCCCCTGTGGAACCAGGGAGCCTTCCTCACAATAAAACATGAGGCGCCGCGATATGTAAGTATCCGGCTGACTGATTTTAAAACCAGTCTGTTCCAGCACCTCTAAATGGTGGTGGAGTTTCTTTCGCGATCGCGAAAGTACAACCTCGTCGTCACCGACGAGGGAGTAGACCTGTAAATCACACAGGCGCATACTATAGTCATGGACTATAGTCAGGATGACCTTAGTCATCATGTCACCCATGAACCAGCCACGGGTAGTCACGGTGAGAGAGTAATTCCCACCGCGACGAGGAACGAAAACGAACCTCTTCCCGCAATATAATGTCATTGCGAGAGTAGCTAGGCCTAAAGGAAAGCCTGGCTTACAGCTAGCAAGCTGTATTAGTGAGCTCCAAACTTGTCGAGCCACAAACCGATTACCAAAATCGGTACACTCAGATAAATCTGAGGAAAGGGCCCAAATAGGGTCCTCACCCGCCGTTTTCGGTAGGTGTTCCCACATGGTAGACTGTGGGTTTAATGTGTCGGTTAAAAACCGCCACAAGTGTCGGTCACGGGTTAAACCGGACACGACACCCCGCGACCTAAGGGTCGCGGCAAAGATGTGTGCAAACACACCCATTATCACCTGATAGGCATAAGGTGCCACGGTGATAGTCCGGGCTTTGCCCGGTTCCGCCACACAATGTAGGCGGACACACCTCACAGCAGTGGGGTTGTGAAGCGCATATTGGGTAGCCCAATATACGACATCCCGGGAGTTTGTTAACCTCCTGGGACGATCAAGCCTGATAGGCTTGAGATCTTTGGGTTCGTAAATGACCCGAAGGGGGCGGTTCTCAAGAGCCCGCCCAGGCGCACAAAGGCGCCGTAGGTACGCGGATTTACCGCCCACCTGCCTCGTGCTTTCAAGGCACGAGGTCGTTCCCACGCTAATACGAGCATGGGATGCATCGGAGCCTAAAG